CCGTTTTTCCCCAAGCGCCTAGACTTTGTGCGCCGTAATGACTTCAAGAAGCGCCCAGAGAGCTACGAGCACATTTGGGAGGGTAAGTTCCTGACCTATGCTAGTGGCAGCTACTACGCTCAGGAAATGCTGGCCTGCAACGTTGAGGGCAGGATTACCGCGGTGCCATACGAAAAGAATCTGCCAGTGATTACTGCGTGGGACTTGGGTATCGGCGATACCACGGCGATATGGTTCTGTCAGAAGCATGGCCCAGAGACGCGCTTGATTGACCATTACGAGGCGTCTGGCGTGGGGTTAGATCATTACGTGCGAGAGTTGCAGAAGCGGCCGTATATTTACGACCAGCACATCCTGCCACATGATGTCAGGGTTAGAGAGCTTGGGTCAGGCAAGTCACGGCTAGAAACCTTGGAGTCACTTGGGCTGTCTAATATTACGATCGCCCCGCAGCTTAACGTGGACGACGGCATCCAGGCTGTCAGGTCATTGTTGGCTACGTGCTGGTTCGACGCAGAAAAGACCGAGCATGGAATTGAGGCTTTACGTGCGTATCATCGCGAGTATGATGACAACAACAGAGTCTGGAAAGGCAGGCCCAGCCATGACTGGTCAAGTCACTCAGCGGACGCGTTTAGGTATTTAGCCGTCGGCCACCGAGAGACCAGCAATTGGGGTGAGCCTATCCGTAGAAACCTACAAGGCATCGTGTGAGCAGGTAATGAGATGGGGTTGTTAGACGCTATTGCCGCCCTCGTTAGGGCTGGTTTTCCAGAAGAGACGGCACAGAAAATAGCTTCTGGCGACTTAGATATGAGGCTGCCCGCTCGCTTGGAGCGCCAGCAAGACTTATTTCCTACAACCGCGTACCACGGCGGTAGCGACGACATACTCAATATTGACGTAGACCGAGCTTCTACAGGGAAGACAAGACAAACCGGTTTTTTCATGTCAGAAAACCCAGTTATCGCGTCAAGCTATGCTGGCCTTCCGTCTGGCTCTAGTGACAACGTACTACCTCTCGCAGTTAATACCCGAGGCTTTGATTTTGTAGACGCAGGGTCAAGCGATTGGAACCGCATCATAAACCCCGACTTTTTTATAGGGGGCGAGCGACTTGCAACGGTAGGCGATTTACCAATGACGTACAGCACTCGCAGCCCAGACACACCTTTATTTGATCTAGATAACATTGTCGAGTTCGACACCGATGAGCTTGCGAGGACATCAAGGCAGCTAGGCTCCCCGGGGATTGTAATCAAGGATGTTGCGGATGTAGGCCCAAACTATCGGGCAATGCAGGCTGCGTTAAAGGCTCAAACGGGACTCAAGCTTGGCGATGAGGGATACCAGCAGGCTCTCGACACCCTGTACGGTAATACCATAGTAGCGTCAGACCCGAGCCGTGTTAGATCGCTGCTAAGTGCTGCTTTCGATCCCGACTACACTGGAACCAACATCCTTGGACTTCAAGGGTCCACACAAAAACCATCTTTGCTAACGGCTGCTGCGAACTCCGCGACAGGCGGTGCTTCACTTGCAGTTGACCAAATACCGAAAGGCAGCAATGAAGATCAACTGTATCAAGGTCTGACTGACAAGATGGTGGATTACTTAACTGCGGAAATGGGCGGATCAGAAAAAGACAAGCAACGAGCAGAGCTAATATCGTTAGGGATGGACTTCCTGCCTGTGGTGGGCGCAGCGAAAGGGGTGTCAGAAACTTTTGACGCTTACAAAAATGACGATACGTTAGGAATGGCGCTTGGGGCTGGCGGCACTTTGCTAGGCATGATTCCGTTTGGCAGGGCGGCGTTCAAAGGCGTATTGGGCATGGTAGAGGACGCGCCAACAGTCACCCGCGACACTCCACTGTTACAAAGAGTTGGTGACCCAGACTCAGTAAATCAAATGAAACTAGAAGTGGAGCCGGGCGCGGACTTGTTGCCAAGTCGACCTATAAGCGCAGCGGACTTAGAGGGGCGCGGTTTTGTGTCCGGTATGGCAGACACGAGTCGTGGGGATTTGTCCCGAGTTGTAGCGGTAAATGATCAACCGATCGACATGGTGAGGTTTGGCGGTCAGGATTACATGAGACAGCCAAGTAACGTAGAGCAGGGCATCTTGTGGGCATCTGACGCTGGGCAAGTCACGGGTCTTACAAACGCAGCGAGAGCGGCCGCAGAACTGCCAGGTGCGACCCGCGGGCCATTATATATCCCATATCAAATGGGACCGCAGAGCACGGACTTTGCGACAATGACGGCAGATATAATGGTGCCGATCGCTAAACAAAATTTGAGCAAAGCGAAGAAAAAAGCACTCGACAAAAGGATACGGTCGGGCGCAGGCAACAAAACGGCTGATATGAAACCGTTACCTGATTGGCCAGGCATCGACAGCCCCAAGGTTGATGAGTATCTGGCAAATGCCGGAGGCGACAGGAAAGCAGTAACGAAAGCAATTGATGAATTTAGAGACGACGCAGGCATTAATCTGTCGCAAGCGAGAGCGGTAATTGTAGATGCAGAGCAAATGGCACCGCGGGTTGGGAATCTACGTCAAGCGGGCATTTTGGACCTAGCAAGAGAGCCGCAGCCAGGACGACACCCCTCGTACAACACTGACCTCATGGGGCAGTATTTAGGTCAATTTGGCGAAGGGGCGAATTTGCTGGAGGACTTAACGCCACTAGTCAGGACCACGAGAGAGCCGTTTGTGCCTTTAATGTTAGAGCGAGGACATGAGTTGTCGGGCGCAAAGCTGCCGCCCCCTGTTGGTAAGGCGATGCAACCTGGACTTATAGGAATGTTTGATACAGAAACGATCGACCAATTAATTAAGAAGGGACTGATAACGCCGTAAGATATATTGCTTTTCATGATCTGCAAGACAGTCGGCGTCAAGCAGGGACTGTAAGGTGCCGTGATCCCAAGCGGTAGGGCATGACTCAACAGCGGAGATCCAGTCGAGAGCGTTTTGAGAAAGTGATGGCTGATGCATGAAGTAATTATACGGTCTGAGGTAGAATATGGCTACACCACGCAAAGGCAAGGCAAAGGTTAAAAAAACCGCCTCTGGCAAAAAAGTTAGTTACGGGCAAAAAGGCGCAAAGGTACGGCCGGGGACCAAGAAGGGCGACGCATACTGTGCTCGATCGGCAGGGCAGATGCGAAGCCACCCGAAGGCAGCGAAAGATCCGAACAGCCCGTTGCGATTATCCCGTAAACGCTGGAAGTGCTCAGGATCAAAGAGTAGGAAGAAGTGATGATCGGTGGAGGTCGTCTGGCTGACGTTAGTGCTGCAAGGTGGCACCGCGGTATTCCAAGGTTGGCGGGTTGTGCCAACGACCATATGCGTTTATAAGGAATATCACGATCCAGAGTCAGAACGTCGGTACGTGTT